CATTTGATATCAGCGAAGAATTCAGCAAGCATAGTTCATGCCGTGTTGAACTTGGTGCTGAGATTTGTGAGGAGGTTGCCAAAGACCTTATCGAATCATTCAATCTTGATATTGACCCAGTTCAATTGATTGGTACTTGGATGTGTGAAGCTGAACGCGAGTATGAAAACGGCATTCAGTGGTATTGTGTCGACGAGGCAATCATGGTTAAGCAGGTTACTGAAACTAAAACTATTGAAGTAACTTCCTGGAAACCTATCTCGTATGTCAAACAAGAAACCATTAGTCCTCAGAAATAACAAAGGCGTTAACGTTTGCTACCTCACCAGTACTGTAACTACAGTCGGCGGTGGTACTTACTTGTCGCGTGTGCTTGATGCTCGTAATGAGACTAAAGCAGACGTGTTCATCTTCGTGCTCCCAGCTTGCAGTAATGTCTACAAGAACAAAGAGCGTATCGAACGTGGAGTTCGGGATTTAAAAGCGGCTGTTAAGCCACTAATTCTACCATTTAAGATTTTGGTTCGCATCGGTGATGTTGCTCCGAAGTACATCCATTCTCATTTCGAGAACCTTGAGTGGGATGATTTCAAATCTTGATGCCGGTTGATTTGGAGGCTAACGGCCTCCTTATCTTTTAATCGGAGTATGCATATGCGTACAGTAGATTGTAACGATTGTGGTCATTCAATCGCGGTAGACGATTTTGTCATGGGCTGTTGTCCAATCTGCGATTCGTATATGGTGCTCAATCGTTTGAATATTAAAGTTGAACCCGCATTGGGTAAGATTATTAAAGCAGAGCATCGGGAAACAACATGTCCAAGTCTGAAAGCTTAGGCGATGATTATGACTCTAGTGTCGTATACTCGCTAGTGAAGAACTACGGGAACTTGTTGAAGGTCTCCCGAGATAGATTCTGTTTACATACGTTGCCAATACTGCGAACGTATATCTCCAAGTCTCCGCAAATTATCGCAGACTATGAAGAACAAATTCGAGCAGAGATTGAAGGACAGGGCTTAAAAGGCAACGCTGTTCTTGAGTCTATTTTGATTGCACAGTGCGAAAGATTTGCAGCGGCAGACCCTAAAGACTCCACAGCATACTCCAAAGAAATGGAGGATATGATTAAGGCCGGTACTACCGACCGTGTCGCTGGTGAGCTTGAAGCGGATAACTCCGAGAACACTGCATCTGCTGACCTTGTGCAGCAAATCTTATATGCGCCTCTTGAAGTGGATGTAACAGCAATACCAAAAAAGGTTGCTGATGAAGTCCGTAAGATTTTGTTGGGTTCTTATCGTGAATTCTCAAACTGGGCTTTCTACATTCAAATGGGTTTTGCTTTCCAAGAGCAAGACTTCCACAGAGTAATCTTCCAAGCTGGACAAGACATTGTAGATGGTAAAATGGACAGGGTTATCATAACCATTCCACCACGCCACTCAAAGACACAGACAATGAGTATTTCATTGCCGCTGTATTCCTTTGTGCACAATGCCAGCTCGCACAACATTATCACATCTTATGCTGATGATATCGTGCAGGAAAGCTCTGGCTATATTCGTACCGTAATGCTTGACCCGTTGTTCCAACGTATATTCCCGAACGTTCGAATCGACCCGAACAAACGTTCTTTGGAGCGTTGGGGTACAACCAAGCAAGGCGTAATGCACGCTGTTCCTACTGGTGGTAAATTAACTGGTAAGGGTGCGGGACTACTTTCAGATAAGTATTCGGGTTTGTTTGTAGTTGATGATGTTATTAAACCAAAAGATGCTTACTCGGATACAGTCCGGTCTGAAATTAATGACCGTTATGATAACACTTTTATGTCTCGACTGGCTAACGACGGTGGCATTACTGTGGATGGGAAGTTCGTTGAGTGCCCTCGAACTCCTATGGTTATCATCATGCAGCGTGTGCATGACAATGATTTGGTTGGCTATCTACTTCGTGGCGGCTCGTCGGATAAGTATCACTATCTCAACATCCCAGGAATCATTGAGCACGACACAGGCTCAGCCGAGTGGTACGACAAGCTTTTAAAACGTCAGGCATATACTCACGCCATTCCAATTCTTTACGATTTGAAACGTGAAGATGCTGAATCTGCATTGTGGCCTTCTCGTAAAAGTCTGTCCTCTTTGCAGTTAATGAGAACCGCAAACCCGTACACATACAACTCACAGTATGCTGGCGACCCTTCTGCAATGGGGCATGGTTTGGTTCAAGAAGGTTGGTGGAGAGAATACGACTTAGCAAACTTTGACGTATCAACTATCAGCCATTCCTTTATCACTGCGGATACTGCATCTACAGTGAAAGACTATTCAGACTATTCGGTATTAATTCAGTGGGCAATTCAGCGCGGTACTCGTAACGCTTATGCCTACCGTATTCTTGTCGGGAAGTTTGAAACTCCAGAACTTAAAGATGCAGTAATCAAATTCTGGGAAGAGTGTAACATACTCGATATGCGCAATCCTTGTCTGTTACCGACAGCATTGTTCATGGAAGATAAAGCTTCTGGTCAGTTCCTTAATCAGCAATTTGTTCGTGATGGTAACATAAGGCTACAGCCTGTTCCTCGTGACAAAACAGCTGGCGACAAAGTTGGACGATTCATGAATACCTTGCCCTATTGGGCGCAGGGTAGAATCTTCTTCCCAACAGGACACGAGCATTTAGACCACTGTAAGCGTGAGCTTCTTGGTATGACTTCCATGGGCAGCGGTACTGGTCATGATGATGTTTGCGACAACGTATCGGATTTGTGCGCAATTGAATATTCTGGTGTAACAGCCAACTACGAAGCGTGGGTTTAACATGAGTGTAGTTACTCGTATTGATTCGAGAAGCGAGAACAATCACAGCTTTCATGTTTGTGATGCTGATGGAAACATCCTCGCTGTAATTAAAGCACTGACTCCGAGCAGCCAATTTGAAATCACAACACGCTTTGATATGCATGTTGAAAAAGAAAATGGGGCTGTTCTTAAGAGGAAACAATAATGGCCAAAGCTAAGCAAGGCATGGATGGACATGTTCATCTGCGCAAAACAAAGCTGGCTGACGGACTGGAAAACGTAATCAGTGGCATGGGCGGGGATGCAGACAAGTCTGTATATAACCGCTGGCACTTCTCAAACAAGAACGCTGACTACAAACAATTGATGAACCGTTTCCGTGAGGATTGGGTTTCTCAGAAAGTCTGTCAAGTTGTTCCTCAAGATATGACACGTAACTGGCGGCACATTGATACCGAAGAAGGCCGCAAGGCTGACAAGGAATTACGATTCCGTAAAATCTTCCGTGAAGCGTATCAATGGGCGAGACTGTATGGCACGTCGTTTGTGTTGCTGGATTTGAAAAATACTGGCCCACTCTCTTCTCCATTAAATCTCGATAAGCTTAAGAAGGGATGTATTAAATCCCTGAAGATTATTGACCGGTCACGGATGTATGCGGCAGGTACTATCGTGTTAGATGCACTTTCGCCCCATTACGGTTTGCCAGAGTTTTATACTCTGTCTGGAAATCCTGGGACGATTCATCACACTCGCTTCTTGCGTTTCGAAGGAACCGAATTGCCGTTATTCGAATTCCAACGAAACATGTGGTATTCCGATTCAGTGTTAATACCACTGCTTTCCACAATTGACCAGTTCTACACTACTGCGGCTGCGGCTGCACAACTAGCTCAGGAAGCAACAGTTGACGTAGTTACTGTGGCAGGTTTGCAATCATTGCTTACTAACCCACAGGGTGAACAAACAGTCATGAAGCGGTTCCGATTGATGAAACAAGCTAAGAGCCTTTATAACGTTCTTATCCTTGACCAGTCGGAAGCATACGAGACCAAGTCGATTGCCTTGTCAGGCGTTAAAGATTTAATCTGGGAATACCTTAAGATTGTTGCGGCAGCAGTTGGTATCCCAGCAACACGTTTCCTTTCCGCTTCTCCAGATGGTATGAATGCCACTGGACAGTCCGACCTTGTAAACTACATTGATTTATTGATGGGATTACAAGTTGCTATCTTTGACCCTCGTTTAGAAGTCATGGATAAAATCGCTCAGGCTCACTTTGGAATTGCCCCTTACACCTATGAGTGGTGCGACATATTCCCAGAGTCGAATGCTGAGAAAGCGAAACGAGCTAATGATTTAGCTACAGCACTGGACTTGTTAGTTCTTAACGGAACACTGACTACCAAGAATGCCAATTCTATTATTGAACATTCGAAAGTATTCGGTGGCGCTAAGATTGACCCGCCTCCAGATAAACCACCACAGACAGGTAACAGTGATGCAAAAACTGGTTCCAGTAAGACTGTGTGATGAAGAATCTGTCGACAGCATTGTAATGTTTGCTGACCGACAGACCATCGCATCTGCCCGAGTCCTTCGCGATTCCGGCGAAATGATTGCACCAGTGACGATTGCTCGTACCGGTGATATGCTGTATAAAGCCAAAGAACTTGGCGCACAATTTGCCGACCTTCCGCCAGACCAAGTGGTACGAGTTTCAACTCCACCAGAAGTTCTGTTCGATGAAGCGACGATTGAAATGTGCCGTTCAATGGCGGTTACAATCGGCCACCCAAAAGAAGACGTGAGTCTGTCTAACAACAAAGAATTGCAGAAGGGTTTCCTTGAAGGCATTCCTTTGGCAGACGGTTCGCATCTATCTGGGTATATTGTTTTGAACGACCAGACCGCTATTAATTTAGTTGATTCTGGTGTAGACCAAACTTCATGGGGGCATGACGCGGTATTGAAACGTGTTGAAACCAATGGTGTTGTGTCTGCTGTAAAAACAAAAATCACTTCTGTTAACCATCTTGCAATTGTGCAGCGCGGTCGCGCTCAGACAACTCGCATCGGTGACAGTGGCGAAGAAATCAGTATCGTTGACCAGAAGCTGTATGACACTCTCGAAGCTGAGAAAGATGCACTGCTGGTTAAAGTTGAAACTCTGGAAACCAAACTTGCAGACGCGGTTGCTTCCAAGTTGTCTGACGAAGCTGTTAATGCTGAAATCGAACTCCGCGTCAAGGCTCGTACTGAACTGCTGATTGATGTTGCAAAACTCGGTGACGAGTACTCTGCCATTGACGGCGTTGGTAAATCCGAATCAGAAATTCGTCGTGAAGTTGCTGGCATCTTTACCGGCAAAGACGTATCTGGTAAGAGCGATGAATACGTTCAAGCTCTGTTCGACAGTGCAATGGAATCAGCAGGTGAAGTTACTCTGTCTGATGCTCTCAGTGCATCTATGTTGTCAGACTCTGACCGAGCTGCTCAACCTAAGAAACCCTCCGTTGCCGAAGAAGCGAAAGCTCGTCGTGCACAACGTTACAAAGATTAAGGAATTCGGATAATGCCAGTTCAAGATTGGACTATCAATATTGCCCCAGCTGCTGCGGGCGACCAATACGGTTTAGCAACCACAAACTCCCAGCGCCTGACCTACAATCTGGAAGCCGCACAAGACCAATACGGTCTGGCTGTTCAACAGGGCACAAAAGCAAACCAAATCAAAGTTGGTTCTGATACCGGACGTGTTCTGGGTATCACCATGCGTGAAAACAAGCTGGAATCCAAAACTCGTCCGGGCGACGGTACAATCGGTATTCCGGTTGGCTATCCAATCGGCGTTATGCTGGAAGGCGCAATCAACGTTAAACTGGTTACTGCAATCACTGACGCAAACGTCGGCGTATCTGCTACCGGTGGTTTCGGCGGTGTTGGTGCTGGTTATACCAAAGCACTCAACGTTGTCGCACTGAAATATCCTGCTGCTGCTGGTGATATCGTTCCGGTAATGATTAACTTGCTCGGCCCAAAGTCGTAGCCCCGTCGCCAGCGACAGTCACTGGTAAAGGTGATGTAGCTGGTAAGAAAGGCGGGGATGTAATTCCTGACACAGACTTATTCACCTATACCAACGGTGCAACTAAAGCTGATGTAACTGGTGTTACAGGTACGAAAGTAACGTGGGACAATACCGCCAAAACATTGACTGTTGCAGACGATGTAACAGTAGGCGATATCGTTCTGGCATTTACTGTTAGTTCCGGTACAACCAAAGCAGGTTCTGTAACTCTCAAAGCAGTTGCAGTCAAACCTTAATCTGGTTCTCACATAGCGTAACATGGGTTGCGCTATTTAAAATTTTGATATACGGAATTCCATAATGCCAAAGATTATTAAACTGGCCGATGAAAACGGCGTAGTACAAGACGTAGAACTGCAAGACCAATACGTCGCTTTACAGCTTAACACTGCAACTCGTCTGACGGATGATGATGCTCTGTTCATGCAACGTCAGCTTGAGTTCATTGAAGCTCAAAGCTACGACACACTGTATCCAGACCTTGAAGCGCGTGATGCTTTCGGTGTCGATACTTCCGGTGGCCCTGGCATTCAAACTCTGACCTACCGTTCGTACAACCATGTTGGTTCTGCGAAAGTAATCAACGCCCGTGCAACTGACTTGCCGAAACCAAACATCTCTGGTCGTGAATATTCAATCCCAGTTAAGTCTGTGGGTTGCTCTTACGATTACGATATCGACGAAATCGCTGCTGCTAACACTACCGGCATTGCGCTGGAAGCTCGTAAGGCAATGGCTGCGACTCGTGGTTACGAGCAGTACGTCAACTCTGCTGCATGGTATGGCGATGCTGATAACGGCTTCATTGGTTTCTTTGACCATCCGGGAATCACCAAAGCGACTGTTGCAGCAACTGCTGGCGGTTCTAATACCGAGTGGTCGAAGAAAAAGCCTGACGAAGTTATCGCCGACCTGACAACTGCTGTGTCTGCAATGTACGCGTCAACCAACAAAATCCTGCGTCCGAGCGAAGTCTGGTTGTCCGTAGAGCGCGAACAGTTCCTGTTCAACACTCCACGTTCTACTCAGTCTGATATGTCAATTGGTAACTGGTTCCTCCAGAACAACCAATTCATTACCAAACGTGAGCAGATTAAAGGTCTGAACGCCGTTAAAGGCATGGGTGCTTCCAACTCAGAAATGTTTGCTGTTATCTGCCGTCAGGCAAATGGCATGAAGACTTTCCGTCTGCGTGAGCCACTGCCGTTGACTTGGCAGCCAGTGCAGTTGCATGGCCTGATTTATGAAATTCCTGGCCGTGGTCGTTTCGCTGGTTTCCAAGCGATGTACCCAGCGGCAATCTCCATTAACTCCGGTATTTAATGGAACTTGGCGGGAGGTAACTCCCGTCTTCCCACTCATTTAACAAAGAGAAAAAGATGCAACTCAAGAACAATGAAGCACGTCACCACCAGTTCTTCTATCATAACGCTGAGAAGAAGGCGCTGGATTTCGTGCACATTCCTGCTGGGGCAACTGTCGAGTTGGATGATGAAATCTTCGAACAGATTTGCAAGCCAATGACTGTTGTTGAAAAACACGATTTGGTTATCCAGAAAGTTGAAGCTGAAACGCCAATCCTGATGGACAAGAAAGATGTTGTCGTTAAGGAATATTATCCTACCGGCCTCACCAAGAAAGTAAATCTGGTGAAAGAAATGATTCGCACCGGCGTTCTGACTGTAGTATCCCGCGTCGAAGTATCCACAGAAGAAAAGGCCAAGTTCCTTAATTCACAGGGTATTTCCGTGAAGGAATTAGAAGCAGAACAAGTCGACGCGCTGTACAACAAGTTGGCCTAATGTTAACTCTCCCTGTTTTAGTATTGCGTTATCCGGCAATGATTAATATGTTGCCGGAACAGTTCACACTGTTACAAGAAGACTCCATAC